CTCCATGGCGAAGGAATTAATATTCCCTCTCCTCTCCGGGTTACCCGGAAACCCACATACGGCTTTTCCTTGGCCGTATGTCACTAACCTGCCCTGGTTGCCAATCTAGCAGATTGGCGGGCTCTTCCCAGTAAAACTGAGAAAGGTCAGCGAACCCTGTGCCTCTGACACGTGCTTCCTTATTACGGATGCCGATTGTCAGATACTCATTCCTATGTAGATCGTTATTCCAGCGGACTTTTAGTCCGCTGTAATCACTTCCACAGAAAGAAATGAGGCCCAGGTTCCCATCCTCACAAGATACAATCGGAAGGAGTTTGTACTCCTCAGGTGGTATCTGGTTCGCAATGTGCCTAGCGGTCTCAAACATGCCTTTAAGCATGAAATTGTTACTGCTTTGCACCGTTGCGGCTATCGAGGTGGGGGATGAAGTGTATGGTTCAAGGAAGTACGCTGGGGTTACGTCGTAACCCATAAACGCGTCCATGCCACAAGACTCTCTAAAGAAACCTTTAGAGTAGGACTTGTTGGTGTTGACCTTGAGTCCACAGGTCTCTATGACCTTTACTACTTCATCGTAGGCCCGTGTTGGTACGATTATATCGTCTCCAAACACGGTGACCTCTGCTGCACTCTCCAGTACTCCTCTCATGTCATTGCCATGGTAGCCGTCAACTGTGCGAACACAGTATAGAGCTATTATAGCGTAGACAATTGATTGTACAGGGAAAGTAACGGCAGAACCCTGTGGGGCGAACTTTCGTAACTTGATATGCGAAGGCATATCAGGATCGATCGTCTGCCTGACGAGCCTTGATCTGCAGGCGTGGAGTCCGTCTAGTAGGGGGTGACCCTGAAAGACGTATTCTACTAACCTACAGGAGAGCCTGTCAGAAGCACTCGACAAGTCAATTGTCGAGTAGCTACCACAGTTCGAGGCGTCAAGGGCTCTCTTACGAGAGATGCCTTGATCTCTGAAGTTAATCATTCTTCCTAGGAAGGATGAGCTAACTTGTTCCTCCAAGTATGCACGCATAGCCTGTTGGGCCCATTGATGGGCTATAGGTTCTGCGCAAATGAGCCTAGGACCCTTTTGGGTCTTAGGCACAGCTATAAGTTTGGAGGGATGCTCGTACGTGTCATAGTCGCAATCCTCTCTTTCGAGAGAGCCGCGAGCATACCAATCGTACGGGAACCAGAGATCTAGTTTCTTTGGCCAATTTGAGAAGTTGTATTTGTTACCACTTCTCGGTTTGTCAGAAACAGCGCCTGGTCCATGCTTTGGCCTCAAACTCCACCAATCTGGCGGACGTAGGTTTGAAACAACTGATCGACAAAAGAGTCGAAAGGATGTCCAATCCACGTTGCTAGGAGAATCGTCACCGCGAAATAAATCACGATGATGAGGGTCTTGATGTTCACCCCATAAAGGATGGCCTTCAAGATCCGACCACCTGGGATAGTCACTATCCCAGGTATCTTCTTTAGGAGGAGGTAGACATTCCTCAATTTTGAAGAACTCATTGAGAGTCTCCTTCGTTCTTTGAGGGGCGCAATCCATTCTAAGCTTCTTGCTCAAGTAGAGCAATTGTCTTATAAAATAGACTGCGTTTATGTCTGGTACAGGCAAAAGCATACCATCTTCGTCGAAAACTCTAGTTAGCAAATCCCCAATGAACTTGGGCTTGCCACGGAAAAGAGAGATCCCTTGCGGAATTCCCTGTTCCAAGAGCCGTCCCTCGTCAAGTGATTTATCAAACCACTTGCCGAGCTCGGGGAGCGTTATCGTAAGGAACGATAACCCTCTGTTCGACACAGCGTACCGGAGGTGAGACAACTCATCCTCCATGTAGCCTTGATGGCACGAAGTGTAGTGAGTGGATATGTCCTTAAGGACGGATCCATACACCGACACCAATTCGTCGGCTTGGCTTTTCATTCTAGCGCTCCTTAGCGGTTAGAATCCAAGACGTCGCCTTACTCTATACCTACTCACATCACGTAGTGTTTCAGTTCGCACCGCCGACGAAAGCGGGGAGAACTGTTGCACCGCCCAACCATGCAGCAACAGCGTCAAACAACGCAGACGAATCTGCGGGGTTGTCGAATTTGCCGTAACGAAGCGTAATAGTACAAGTACTCTTGCGCATCGGGGTGGTTGGCGTGGGATACACAATGTGCTCGACAAGCACGTTGTGGCGAGTCAAAATGAGAGCGTCACCGTCGACTTTGTCAACGGAATGACGAATCTTCATAGAGACTCCCCGGACACCATTGGTCATCCGATATTCGGAGCCGAAGTTGTCCTGGTTCACACGGAGAAGTGTAAGCTCTTCCGAGCCTACAGTGAGAGTGATAGTGTTAGGAAACATGTTGGTGTCTTTCTGGATTGTTCAGCGCCTGGTCAATTTGACCACCGCCAAACTCCCCAGAACTGATAGCTTGAAACTGTCCAAGAAGGGCAGTCTCAGAGATGCATCCATGTGCTCGCTAGAAGGCACAGCTCGTCTAGTCTTGAGTTCACACAGGACCTCGCCTTTTGACAATAAGTCATCTGGTGAAGCCTCTGATTTTGTGTTCTCATGCTTGACAATGGTCCTGTAGTACTTCATTATACACAGATTACTCGGTGTGTAATAAAGCATGTTGTGACTGCGTGTCAACATATCTGATACGTTGATACACCAGTCAGTCATCCAGGTCCAAGGAAGTGCTTTCCATATGCTAGCAGGTACTGAACCGGCATTAAGCCCGTACACAGACCTCAGTGCGTCCTCAAAGGATGGCACTGGTGCCCCTGCTGACATATCATTGGTGTGCCATTGCACCGTACCCCATATCTCTCGAATCTGGAAACCAGAGACGATAGGTCTGAAGGTAGGTCCCGACCATATCGAAGGTTGTGACATGATCGGATGCTTTTGACTATCCAATTTAACGCGGCGTTGGAGACCACCTGAAGTAGACGCCTTTTGCAACTCAGACAAACGCTTGTTTGTGAGAGTGGCAAAGTTTGCCAACTTCATTAGGTCAGATACCAGAGGCTCCCAGCCAAACTTGTAAGCAAGATTGGCAGATGCGGCCTCATATAGAGGGTTTTCAATCCTCCACGGCCTTCTCAATTTAAGGAGAAGGTCGCCGGCATGCCGAAGCATGCCAGGTATCTCACGCAACTCGAAAGCTGCAGTGCCCAAATGGACCTTAGGAGTTAAAGGACCAGATCTGGCAATGACCGAAAGAACAAGATTGTTCGGTTCGGGCAAATCGAGATATGGCGCGTGGTACTGACTTAAGTCAGACGGCGTGCCATCCTCGATGTAGTACCAGTCACGGCCTTCTCGTCTAACGTTGACGAGAGAACCATTAACTCTTACACGCTCGGATATGAAGTCATTGGGATTTCCCCAATTACCAACCACATCCTGGCAGTAATCCGAGTTATAACGCATATTTGGCCAAACAGTTTGCCAACCGTCGCCACCAAGAATGGTAGCGCCGGAAGCAGCTGGTAACCACCTGCGTCTAACTCGGGACATGGGTCTACACACTTCTGCAAATGGGTTCCATGATGGATGAGACCGGAAAAGTCTCACGAGGGCTCCTTAGGGAGCTTCCGGAATATCCGATACAACGGCTTCGGTCGTCAACAACAATCCAGCGATGGATGCTGCGTTTTCTAGAGCCAAGCGCGTCACTTTAGTTGGGTCGATGATACCCGCGGC